TATCATAAATTAGGATTTGGGAGGAAAAAAAGAAAATAATGGCAATCAAAAGGATCAAGAGAGTTAAGAGGATCAATAGCAGAATAATCAAACAAATGAAAGAAAAAAGAGGAAATCAACATAAAAAATGATAAATGAAGTGGATTTTAGAAAACCAATGAAATATAAGTCAAAGGATTGGTTGGCAGAGGAACAAAAAATGCAAACTCTTAAAGGAAAAATTAAGAAATGGAGATCTGCAAATCAAGAAATTTTCACAGAGGTCAAAAGAGGCAGATTATTTATTGAGGGAACTCCTGTAATTAAAAAAAGAATGGGGGGCACAATTCATGAAAGCAAATGGACAGAGTTTAGATATGGAAAATATGGGGAAAAAGAGGTCAATAAATCTCATGTTGATTATCTAAAAAAGTTCATGAAAAAGTTTAAAATTTAAAATGACATCAAGATTAAAGAGATTTGGAGAGGCATTGGGCAAAACATTCAAGAATTTAGGAGATGCAACAAGCAAAACTCTCAATAATTTGGATAAAGCAGACAAAGAACTCCAAGAAAAGATCAAAAAGGCAACTGAAAGTGCCTCTACTTCTTATTAAAAAGAAAGATTTAAATAGTGTATATACTTCTGTATGGCTATGAAAGAAGTCTTAAAACAACATAAAGAAGTCTTGCAAGACTTGTTAGTGTTTGATCTTATAAAAAAGGGCTATCGCCCATCTCAAATATGTTCTAAATTCAAGATCAACAAGAAAACACTCCAAAATCATTTATCGTCATTAAAAAGACAGGGATTTATCAGGAAAATGGGATATGGGGTGTGGGAAATTATCAAAGAATTTGATCAAAAAGAAGTCTTGAAATCAACAAAGGTAGCTAATGACAACATGCTTATGGGCATTTCCAAACCTGATCAAGTAAGAGGTCATGCTTTTCAATTCACTTTAAAGATCCCTCAATTGAGAAATTGGGATAAAAGAGAGGATATTTTCACAAAGAAAGGCATAAAATTCAGTCAATTAATCACAGGAATGGGCAAGATTGGGCAGAAAATCATGTTTAAAGGCAGAAAGATATGGATAACAGACAATTCAATCATTGTGTTTGAAAAGGCAAGTTACATGTCTGAAACAGCAGAGGGATCAAAAAGTCATGCGATATATGACTTCAAGAACTTGATAAATTCATTGGAGAGGCATTTAAAGGCAGATTTCAATTTCAAGGGCAGACTTCTATTCAGAATTTCAAGACAGCATTATTCTCTTGTCAAGAATGCTCTTGCAAGGCAGTATGACAGAGAGGGAAAGAAACTTGAAGTTTATGATGAGGGAGGATTTTGGTTGAGCATAGATAATTCGTTTAATCTGCATGAACTTGAAACAATCCATCCAAAGACAGCAGATCAAGACAATAAGAAAGTTCAGGATTTTTTCAATGGGATCAAGCAGTATGAGGGTTTTACCCCCTTATTTCTCATGGAAACTATGGGCAAATGTGTTCAATCAACTATACAAAATGCTCAAAATCTTGATCAATATGTTATACACTTGAAAGCACATGTAGAAAGTGTCAAACAATTAGGATCAGCAGTTGAAGAACTCACAAAAGTTGTCAAAGATATAAAAGAAAAGAAAGACTTATAAATAGTGTGTGCGTATTATTTCTATGAAAAAGATAAAGATAAAAGAGATCAGATGCAAAAAATGTAATTCAGGTCAAACTTATTTCAATATCAAAGACAAAATAATTGTCTGCCGTCATTGTGGGCATAAGGAGAAACAATGAAACAGTCACAATTGCATATCCTGATCTCAAATATGTTCATGGTTGGGGCATTTTTAGGCAAAGGCATAGGCAGTTGGTTTATGCTTTTCGTTGCATTCTTTTGGATGATTGGGGCAATTTTGAGTTGGAAAAGTGAGATATTACTTGAAAGAATGGAAAGAAAACTCAATCAACAGAAATTTGAGATTATTGTTGCTCTTTTATCTCAAAATAGGAGAAAGAGATGATTTCAATTCCAACAAAATATCATCCTCAAACAGAAACAGCAGAAATGCCAAAAGAATTGAATGCAAAAAATATAATACCAAGAAAATGAAAACAAACACCTTAAACAAGGATGAACACAACGGTATGGAAATAAAAATATGCAAGACTTGTAAAAAGAAACTTGGAATGTTCGCAAAGAATTTTAAAGAGGACTTAAAGCAACGTCTTGCCAAACTCAAGGAGAAAACATAATGCCAAGACATAAATATCAATTGAAACAAAATAAAGAAGCATCATTGAAAGAGATAACTTTAACTAATATTAATCAGACAAAAGAAGCAATGAAGTCTAAGTACGCAAAACTCAAGGAGAAAAAAGCATGAAAACAGTAAAAAGACATGAATCAGAATATTTCCATATAAAGAAAAAGATATTCAATCTTATCTGGAAGATTCCATTGGCGATAATTCCATTCATCCTTGCATATCTTAATCTCGTCTATGGGATAATCGGAAATTGGAGCTTCCTAAAGTTAGATTATATTTTTGCTAATGATGAAGTTATAAAAAATACAGTTTTCTCATCGTGTAATCTTCTAATAATTCCAATGCTGATTTTAGAATATCTCCTGATTGTAGGAAGCATTATTTTTTTAATATATTTAATCAAAGGGAAATTAAAATCCTATGATGAAGGCGGATTGATTGGCGGATTGATTTTCGGATTGATTTTCGGATTGATTGGCGGATTGATTGGCGGATTGATTTTCGGATTGATTTTCGGATTGATTGGCGGATTGATTGACGGATTGATTGGCGGATTGATTGGCGGATTGATTGTCGGATTGATTATGGGATTGATTGGCGAATTGATTATGGGATTGATTGTCGGATTGATTGAAGAATTGATTGGCGGATTGATTATGGGATTGATTGTCGGATTGATTATGGGATTGATTGTCGGATTGATTGTCGGATTGATTATGGGATTGATTTTCGGATTGATTGTCGGATTGATTGTCGGATTGATTGTCGAATTTGAATAAAGCGATGGAGAAAAAATGACAAACTATGAAAAAGCAATCAGGAATAAAATATTTATCAAGATTTCAATAAGAGAATGTCTTGATTGTGACAAGAATTTGGATCATGAATTTAAAGAAAGAGGATGGCATATTCCTTTATGTAAAGAACATAGAATGAAATATTTGGAGGAAAACAGATGACATTCATTGATACAAATCTCACTTACAGCAAACAAGTTTGTGATATGGCAGTTGGAGGATTGATGGGAGCAGGAACAGTTTTATTTCTTTTAGGCAGATTATTACTCATTTGTTTGGGATTTTATGCAATTTATAGAATTACAAAAATATTCATGCAAGGGAGAAAATTTTAAATGATTGATTGGTTGATTTGGATTGTCATGGGATTTCTGCTCATGGTTGGGATCATTGATTTCAAGTTCAAAGCAATCCCATCAATAATTTTGACAGGCATGATCTTTGCAGTTGCAGTTCTCAATCCTGCAAATCTATGGTTTGGAATTATGGGATGTATCATGGCATGTCTGCTTTATGAGGGAGGTTTCTTTTCAGGGATAGGGGATGTTAAAGTAATGACATTGATTGCATTTATGCTTTCATCAATAAGTGAATTATTCCTCTTGATCATCTTGATTTTGGTCTTTGGTCTTGTATGGAAAGGGATTTGGCATTTGAGATTTAAGGCAAGAAGAAAGAAATTGCCTGATGAGTTCCCATTTATTCCTGTTTTCCTTTTTGTTTATATCACTCTTTATTTGACAGGAATGATAATATGAAAAAGATAAATCCTGATAAATTTCATGCACATGGATTTTCTTACAAAACAATTCATAATAAAGTTAGAAAGATGAAAAAAAAGCCAAAAGAATGTGAAAGATGCCATCAGATAAAACCTTTGGAATTAGCAAACATTTCAGGAAAGTATTTCATTAATCAAAATGATTTTGAATGGTTATGTAGAAAATGTCATATTACAGGAGATGGCAGGATGAAAAATCTTTGGAAAGCACAAAAGAAAGCATGGAAAGAATTTTTAAAAGAACAAGATAAAATATATAATCAAAAGAACATATTGGGGATGTTAATATGAGAGAAACAGGACAGATAAGCAATACAATGCTGATCTGTGACAAATGTGAAGAAAGACATAAAGGCACAAAGAGAATTATTGTTCATAAAGTCAATGGCAAAGATATTTATTATTCATCCAAATTATGCCATAAATGTGAAAAAGAGGAAATACAATGAAATCAAAAAGAAAGATGAAAGATGATGATTTTAAAATGTGGGCAAACGAAACTCAAAGACTATTGCATGAAAGATATCACAAACATTCCTCTGTTCTATTATTCTTGAAAATGTTGATTGGAATGCTCATATTCTTTTGTTCCATAGCATTGGCAATTGCATTCCCCAAGATATTCCTTATAATTCTTGTTATTTTGGCAGTTGCATTCATCATTACTTTGGTTGTCTTTGCAAGTTTAGTTGTTGTTTTTATATGTATGCTGATTGCAATTAGGAGTTTGATATTATGATAAGATATTACTGTGATATCTGCAAAAAGGCATATCAAGAGCAATTTGGATTGCCCAAGAGTTTATTGATTGCAAGGATTTATCAGAAAGCACAGAAAAAAGGAGGAAAAGGATATGGATTTCATATCTGCAAGGAATGTCTATCCAAAAGATTGCCTGAAATAAAACAATGACAGAACAAACAGCACAAAATCCATTGGGCATGAAATCTATTGCAGAAAGTATGCAAACTCCAATGGGAGTTCAATTCAGAGGAAATATAGATAAAATATTCAAATGGGATTGGATTTTTTCAACTGCTTTGGAGAAATTAATTGTCACAGCATCATTGATTTGGTCAATTTTCAGCATTGGGAGGTTAATCTATGGGATTTTTGCTTAAATCATTCCTGATCTGTTTGATTTGTGCATTGGTCTTTGCATCAGGATTTTTTGTTGGAGGAGTTTGGCAGAGCAATGTAAATGATAATTATCAGAATATTGCATCTATGACATGTGACTATTCAAACAAAATCACAGATGTTCTTAATAATCAATCAGGAACTTTGGAAAGATGCATGGGAAAACCTGAATATGATCTTGAAAGATTGAACAAATTGAATTGCAGTTTGCTTTACAAAGGAAAATAATGGATAAAAAACAATTGAAAGGAGGCAAAATGGAAAAAGAAAGTAAAAAGATAGTTGTTACTTTTAGAGTGTTTCAGGCAATATGTTTGGGAATATTTGCATTGGGATTGAGCATGATCGCAGGAGATTACACAGGTTTTATTAAATCTCCAATTTCATCAATTTCAATGACAACAACAATATTTGGAGGCATGGGAGCATTGGTCACAGGCATATTGGCAAAACAATCTGAAAATTGGTAAATAAGAAATATGTGGCAATAAGTTATTGCTTTGCATTTCTTTCAATTTATCTGCTTTTTGTTGCATATTCAATATTTTCATCAGTTATCAATGCCAATTATCAGGAAACTGTTATGCCTCAAACAGTTGCAATGAATGAAACAGTAACTGCTCTATCTTCAATGTCTGATTGGAGTGGAATAATCATGGTTGTTGGAGTTGCTACTGTTCTTTTATTGATAATTACAATTATCTCATCAGTAAGAAGTATGGGGGTAGCATATTCATAAAAATGGACAATATGACAAAAGAGGATCTTGAAAAATTGATTGAGGAAACATTCTGTAAATGGAATAAGACAACAGGAAAAGAAAAATCTGATCTGTCAAATGAGATCAATAAATATGCCCTGCAATACAAGGAATTGACAGGAAATTGGTATAAAAGGGAATACAAGGGAAATTATCAGATATGATTGATTTAATAGTTCTTTTGCAATTTCTGTTTAATATAATTTTCATTGTTTTTGTTGCCTTTGTTCTTTACATATTCCTCAAAAAAACAATCAAGAAATGAACTTATGATGCAAGTTATGATGCTTTGAAAAAATTTGAAAAGGATCAAAGGGAGAAAGATGTTTGGCATAGAGTTGAGGAAGTCAGGGCAAAATATGGATCTGTGAAAAATTTAGATAATGACATTCCAAAAGATTTATAAATATGCACACTCTCTATTTTCTATGACAAGAAAAGAGGGGGCAATAAGTATTTGCAGAGTTCCAAAACCTTTCAAGGAGGAAAGCAAGATTTGTTCATTCTGCTCAAAGAGAATATTTTTAAAAAGAGATAATTTTGTTCTTTTAGGAACTTACAACAGAGTTTCAAAACCTGATGATGAGGCATTCTTTCATTTTCAATGCTTTGTTGAATGGTATAACAACAAAGTTCTTGAAAAATCAAGAAATACTGTCAAGATGATGCAACAGAAAGCATTGGGTTTATTCAATTCTCCAATGATACAAAATGTTCTTGCAGGAACTGTTGGAGGAGATGCATTGAGAAATATGCTCAATAAAGATCTATCAGAGGAAAGCAAAGTAACCTTTATCAAAAGAGTTTCAGACAAAATTAAAGATGACAGAAAACAAAAAAGAGCAAAAAAGAGAAAAACAAAGATGCAATAATTGTGGATCTGCTTTGAACTATATAAGATTAAAAAGCAATCAGAGATGTTGCAGGAATTGTGGATTTATTGAGAATTTAAAAGAAAAAGAGGAGAAAAAGGCATGACTTCTAAAAAATCTCAATGTGATGTCTGTGGAAAAAACAGTTTAAAACCTTTTGGATGGCATTTGATAATTCCTCAAAAATTGAATGGCAAATTTATTTATCTCAATTTCTGCTCAAATGATTGTATTACAAAATATATTGAGGACAACATGTCTTTGATGTTCAGGGATCTCAATCTCATGGACATAAGATTGCAGAAATTGGAAAAGAGGTTGAAATAATATGGGAGATCCTGTTTCTTTTGCATCAGTAAATCCTCTTGCAAGTGTGAATTTGGGGGGATCAATGACAACTTTTGCCTCAATAGGTCTTGTTCTTGCAATTGCAGTTGTGATTTTGGCATTGGCAGGGGCATTGATTTATTGGAGAGTTGTCAAGAAACAATATTGGATTAAAATTCATGTTTTCAAATTGATTGGGAATGTTCCAACAAGATTTGCAATTTATACTGCAAGAGAAGTTCCATTTGGAATGGCAGGGGATAAACTTTGGAAAGTTGCATCAGCAAGGATGATAAAATTAAAGGCAGTCAAATGGTTGCCTGTCGGAAAGATCCAGACTGCTCCAAGAGAATTTTGGTATTACATGAGAGAGGATGGAGAATGGGTTAATTTCCAAATAGGAGATTTGAACAAGATCTCAAAGGAAATGGGGATAAGATTTGTTCAAGAGGACATGAGATTGCAGAGATTGGCAACAGAGAGATTGTTGGAGCAGAGGTTGATGAACAAAACCTTTTGGGAGAAATGGGGAACAACAATCATGATGATTATTGTTTTTCTTGTGGTTGCAATCTGCATGGTCATTATCTTTTATCAGTTCAGCAAAGTCATTGATAAAATGGGCTATATTGTTGATACACAGGATGCAACGACAAGGATTATTATCAAATACTGTGGAGGAAATATATTCAATGAAACATCAGGAGGAACACAAGGGTTAATCCCAATAAGTTAATATGAAATTTAAAAAAGGACATAAAGCATGGAACAAAGGAATGAAAGATGTCAATGGAAGTAAAATAAGAGAAAGAAATCCTTTCTATAACAAAAAACATTCAGAGAGATCAAGAAAAATAATGAGTGAAAAAGCCAAATTGAGAATTGGAGAAAAAAACCCAAGATGGAATGGAGGTATAAGAATAACAAATAAATATATTCAGATTTTTTCTCCAAATCATCCATTCAAGAATGCAAAAGGATATGTTTTAGAACATAGATTAATCATGGAAAAACATTTAGGCAGAGTTCTTTTGCTATCAGAGATTGTTCATCATATCAATGGAGATAAGAAAGATAATAGAATTGAAAATTTAATGTTATTTTCAAATAAAAAAAATCATACAAAACATCATTGGGAGAAAAAACATGAATTGGATTGAAAATTTTATCATTCCAATTATAGAAATTGTTATTATTGGAGGGATAGTTCTCACAATTGCATTCTTTGTCTGCAAAGGATTTCATAATGCATGGACAAAGCAGACAAAGTTCTTTTTCAAATATAAGATCAAAAGAAAAAATTATCCTGAAACTATTGTGAAATGGTGTATAGATTGCATTGACAAAGGCATTGGATATTATGATGCGAAGAAAATGCTCATGATCAAGATGGTTGAACAAGATCAAATCAATGAAACTATGTTTATCTTTGATGAAATCTTAAAAGAAATAGGAAATAAAAAAGGGGGAAAATATGTTAAAAAATCAGAAATTGATTTGCCAAGAATGTAAAAAGGAATTTGTTGGTAGAAGAAATCCAAAATATTGTTCAAGGAAATGTTATAAATCTTTTTATGAAAAGACACATCCTTATTATTACAAAGATTATCAATTAAAAAATAAAGAAAGATATGATCAAATCAAAAAAAGATGGAGAGAAAATAATAAGGAAAAATGTAATCTTTCTCAATATAAATATGAGAAAAAACATCCTGAAAAAAAGAAAGCAAGATCAAGAAGTTATTTGAAAAAAGATACTCATTGTTTTATTTGTGGAATAAAAGAAAAATTAGAGTTTCATCATTCAGATTATGAAAAAGATATTGGCATTACATTGTGTTTTAAACATCATAGAGATATTCATAAATTATTGAAAGGAGGTTTGAGAAAATGGGTGAAAGTTTAAAGGATGTTATCAATAAATTAAAGGCAAAGCAACAAAACTCCTCCCAACAATTGAATAAGGTTGTTGAAAGCCCTGTTAAAGCAGTAATTCCTGCTGAAATAGAGGCAGAGGATGATGACTTTGATGATTTAGATGAGGAAAAGCCCAAAACACAGGAAAAACCTGTTGTAGTGCCACAGCAAGAGATTTCAGAGGCAGAAAAAGAGCAGATGTCAAGAGAACAGCAGATCTTGATGGAAATAGAGATGTTGCAGAATAATGGCAGATATAGAGCAGAATTGCTCCATCAATTGCAGGAAATTAACAAAGCATTGGTTGTGATTGCAGGAGTTTTGGTTGATCTATCCAACAATGGCAAATGAAAAACTGAAAGAGGAAAAACTCATCTATTGTGAAGTTTGTGGTTGTGGGCATTATGGACAGGTCTGTCCTAATTGCACAAATCATAAGTTCAAGATTGAGGAACTCGAATATCAAAGAGAGAGCAATAGATTGTTCCATGAAAGAGAAATGGAAAGAGGCAGAATAAAAAGTGCAGAGATACGTCGAAGTCAAATGAGACAAGGAAATAAAGAAGCATTTAAGTATTAATATCAAAATGAAAAAATGTATCAATTGTAAAAAAGAAATTACCAAGAAAGCAAAAAGATGTAAATCTTGTTCCAACAGCAAAAATGGTTTAGGAAGAAAAGCATCTGAAAAAACAAAAAAAAGAATAAGCAATGGAATAAAAAATAATCTTCCATCTACTTCATTCAAAGAAGGAGAGCATCCTTGGAATTTCAAATTAAGAGGAGATATAAGATTAGCAAGAGGCAAAAGAAACAATAAATGGAAAGGAGATGAAGTAAGTTATGCAGGATTGCATATCTGGGTTAAAAATAATTTAGGAAATCCTATAAAATGTGAGTTTTGTGGAAAAATAGAAACCAATAGAAGAAAAATTAATTGGGCAAATAAATCTCATGAATATAAAAGAGATTTAAATGATTGGTTTGCTTTATGTGGTTTTTGCCATTATAAATATGATAGGGGATTAAGATGAAAAATAAAGATTTTATTTATTTTTTAACTGTTGGACTTTGCCTTGCATTTATAGTCGGACTTTTGTTTTTCATGAGTTCCCAAACTGCCCAATGTGTCAAAAATCCTTTTGTTTATGGAGCATCTCACATGGGAAATGTTGAATGCTTATGCATTCAGTTCAATAATCCAACATGCCCTGCCCAATTCTCATTCAATGACACATCATTCATAGCAGATCCAAAAGTGTGTGGAGGAACAGGATCTCTTTATCACAGAATTGATATTAAAGATCTCAATATTACCGATTGAAAGGGGGAGAATATGGAAAGAAAAGACTTGCTCGTAAAACTTGAAAAGAAAAGAGATGCATTGGAGGAAAAGATGGATGAATTAGATTGCATGATTGATGCCCTGAATGAGCAGAAAACATTGGATGCATAATATCCACAACTATATAAATTATTTCTGATTTTATATTATATCACCTCTTTTTATGTAAAGAATTTCTAAAAAGAAAGGAGAACAAGGAAAGCAATCAAGTCTAAAATCTTGCACTACTTTCCTGCTCTTTTTTAAGAATATTTCCAATAGTTTCAATGCTTTCATTCTCTGATCTGTGCAGATAAATCTCTGTTGTTGCAAGGGATGAATGCCCAAGATAATTTTTGATATCTCTTATTGGAACCCCCATTCTTTCAAGTTCCGAACTTCTGAAATGCCTTAACTCATGAGTTCTGATATCTCTGCTCAATATCTGATGAGATCCTGTATGGACAACATTCCAAACATACCATTCAGAGATCTGCTTTCCATCTATTGTGAAAAGCAATGATGGGGAGTTCGCAAATGTTGTTATCTGCTCCATGTTCTCAAAATTATATTTCCTATTGTAATGATTAAAGATCCTTTCAGCAGTTTCAGGATTGATCAGGACAATCCTTTCCTTATTTCTCTTGCCTTTGATTATCAGTTTGCAGAAATCATTAACATTCTCAATCCATTCAAGCCATTTGAAAGAATTGAGTTTGATTGTTGGAACTTCTGCTCTCCTCAATGCTCCTTGATAAAGCAGATCAAAGATCAATCCTTTCCTGAATGATTTTGAATAGAGATGAACTCTTAATGTGTCAATCTCCTCATTTGAAATATCTCTGATAATCCTTTGTTTGACTGCTCCTGTTCTCTTTGGAGGCATCTCAAAAGTTCTGTTTAATCCTGTCATCTCAAAGAAACTCATCAATGCTCCTCTTATAATAGAATTGTTCCCTTTGTCTTGAATGAACTGATTAATGCTTTCTTGTGTGAGATTGGAAACATCAAGATCTCTGATCCAATAACAATATAGATGGACTGTCTGTTTTGACAAGCCCTTTGTCTTTTCAAGGAACTCTTTGAACTCTGTGAGATGCTCTTGATCCATGATAGAATATAGAGTGTGCGAATTTAAAAAACTTTGGTTGGGGGGTTTTTAGACATGCCAATATAATGTAGATTATACCTGTTTTGCCTCAATTTGAAATAAAAAAAGATTGTATGAATGTTTATCTATGAAAATGCCCTGCTCTCCATGACTAAAATTGATTGAATTAAGGGCTAATTAACTGAATTTTCAATACTTTATATGTTCCATTTGGACAAAAAATCCTTATTCTATTGGGCAATCTATGTTTTGCTCCATGTTCTTTTCTTGACATACATTCTAAATTTTCTATTCTATTATCTTTCTTATCTCCATTGATATGATGGATGCAATGATCATCAGGAATTTTCCCATGATGCTTTTCCCAAATAATCCTATGTTCTTTTTGATTGTATTCTTTTGCTCTTTGATTAACTCCAATTTCAAAGTTACTCATCATAAGCCCTCAAAATCCTGTGTTTCCTCTTTGTTCTTTGCCTTTTTATCCCAAAAGTAATATGAAAGTGAGGTTGGTTTATTGCCTTTCCTTAACTCATTAACTATCCTGCTCCTCAATTGAGATGATGTCAATCCCATGCCCTCTGCAAAGCCATCAATGACATGCCCATTCCTCACTCCTCCATCAATCAATCTTTTAAAGATCCTTTGAAAAGGATCATCTGCATCAGTCAATTCAATTCCCATATCTTCTCTTAACACAACAGATCTCTTATCATTCTTGATCTGCTGATACATTGCCTCTAATTTCTTTGACAAAGGAGGAAATCTGATCAATCCCCTGAATGTTGTGAGTTTGGAATAGTTTGGTCTTGTTATTTTCCTCACAATCCATTCTCTCTCAATCTTTTCATTGGTTGCCTGATCCCATCTGTCTTTGCAATAGACAGTTTGATTGGGAGTATGAATGATTGCAACTCCTCTTTTCTTGACTGTGATTTTTATCTTGCATAAGTTCTTGATCTGATTGTCAAGGATTTGAAAAGCAGGAACACATGCGATTGTCAAATTCTCATGATCCCTGAACATGTTAAGCATCTTGATGATGTCTTTCTGTTTCTCTGAATAGAAATCCCTGTTGAATGTGATGTTGATCATCTCATCAGGAATGGAGATTGAATGCCATGATGCCAATGTTCTTTGCAACTCATCCTGTGTATAGATCAATGCTTTCTTTGGATGGAATGCATATTCTTTATTTGCTTTGAGAACAAGGATCTTTGTGATGAACTCATGCTCTGATAATCCCATTTTCTTTCCAACTCTTTCATAATAATATTCAACAGTTTCAAAATCCAATCTGTATAATCTTCTGAACTCCTGTGCAACTTTCATTGCAATTTCAAAGGCAAGAGTTGATTTTCCAATACCTGTTCCTCCCTCAATAACCATAAAGAGATCATATTTGTTGAGGAGAGTTGCAACAATTGTTGCCACAAGTTTCTTGAAATGCCATTTAAGGATAACTCTACTCATTTCTTTCTACTCCAATAAACAACAAGAAAGCAAAGAATAACAGCAACTCCAATGACAATGGCAGGATAAATCCAAATTGGGATCTTGTTCAACATCTCAATTTGAACTGTTCCTCCACAATTGCATCCAATTGTTCTGCAACATTCAGTTGAATTAAGCATCTCTTTTCTCCTCTAATTCAGGATAATTAAAACCATAAGGGATTTTATGCTTATGATATTCATCCATACATTCAATGCAACAGAAACTCCCACAAGTGCAACAAAGAATATATTGAGTTGTTATGATCCTCTCACAATTTTTACATTTTCCCATCTTTAATCTCCTCAATTTTTATGTCTTTTAGAAAAAGCATCCTTAAAGAATAAATCAAATATGCCTCAATCATCCCTTTATCATGTTTGTCATTCTCAATAATAAATTCAACTTTGTATTTCATGCTTTCTTTCCTCTAAAAATTACAATCATACTATCCATTTGCCCTGCTTTATATTTGTCATTTTGGATGCCATTTGCCAAAAAGTTTATTCTCCCTCTCCAAAATCTAATTTCTGCATTTGGCAATATGATTTCATGAAATATCTTTGTTGATGTTGAAACAGGCAATAATAAAACAGAAGTATTACCTCTCTCTCTCTCCTGTAATGCTTTTTTAATAAATCCCTCTTTCAATTTTCTGCTATAAGGTGGATTGACAAAATTACTTTTCCCCCAATCTTTCAATAATCCATCATTTTCAAGAGTTATTTCTCCAAGATTTAAAGGACAAGGATCAAAATCAAAATGAAATTCAGCATCTAATTTATCATAAACTTCTTTTGGAGTTGCCCAATTATCATGTTCAACTAATCTATTTTTCATGTCACCCACCTTCTTCGATAGATCTCATAATCTGATCAAGATCCATCTCCTCTCCCTGTCTGAAAATCAATCCTGCCCTGTTGATTGGCATATTCAATTCATCTTTTATAGATCTTAAAATCTCAAAGCATACTTTAAAATGCTTTTCATTGATTTTCAATTCAGTTTCTTTGGTCACATCATTGACAAAATTATCTGCAATTCCATCTCCAACTTTATCAACATAGTCAATCCTTTCAAGCATTCCATAAATGACTTTCTCATCAAATCCCTTTTCAATGGCAAATTTGCAGTTTCCAATCAGTTGTTTCAGATGAAAGATGAACTTTTCAAATGCCTCAACTCTCCTGTATGGGATCTGATTTTCAGGAGTTTGATCCTGATCATCTTTCCTCCCAAACATTGCAATCTCCTCATCAAGATCAATCTGAATTATCAATCGCAGAATTTTTATCTTTGTATAGCCATCAGCAATATTCCATGCCTGTGTTCCCAATCCAATGGCATCCTCTCCTGAACTTTTGCCTATATTTGTGAATGCCATGCCTCTTTTTCCTCTTGATAAATAGAGTGTGTGATATTTAAAAAGTTATCCAATGGATACATAAAGAATAAATTTAAATAGTTTAACATCTGTATAACAACAGGACAAAAAGATGGCAAATGGATCATTTTCTGCACAACTGCAACAGGCACAAGCACAGCAAGAGCAAGGGAAAAGAATTTCAAGAACTCAAAGAGTTCAGGCAACAGAACAAGAGGAAAGAGCAAAATATAATTTTGGTCAATTGCAAAAAGAGGCAGAAAGATTAAAATCAACTGAATTTTCAAATATCTCATTTGAGGATTATAAATTAAAATATGCAAAACTTTCTTCTGATATGCAACAGTTCTTTCTTTCTCCACAGGAAATAACAGCACAGCAAGAGATAAAAAGTCAGGAGCAAAAAACTCAACTTCAAAACAATATTGATCAGATAAGAATTAGAATAGAAAATACAATAAAATCAAGGCAGGATTATCTTAAATGGTGGCAGGAAATAAGTGATTACAGCAGAAATCAGCAAAGAGAAGATTACAGCAGGAGAATGGAGGAGTATAACAGGGATCTTGATGAATATGAAGAAACAATCTCTTATGCACAGGGGGAGGCAGGAAAAATTGATGCAGGAGCAACAGCAAGTGACATTTGGAATTATGCACAGGACAAGGCAGATTACAACAGAGAAAGGAGAGAGGCAAAAGGCAGAGCAATAAAGGAATTTAATGAGAGTGTTAAAACAGGAAAATTAGATCAAGATCTTCTGAAATTAGGATTGAGCAAAACTGCAACTTATGAGCAATTTGCGTCAAAAGTTGAGAGTTACAATAAAGATGTTGCCTACATGCAACAATTACAGAAATGGTCATCAAATGTTGGATATGCAAATCTCCCTCAATGGACAAAGGAAAAATTAAATTTACCTGCACAGGAATGGCAAAAGAAATATCCAACAGAGGTCTTGCAGTTTGACAGCAAAGGAAATGTTATCTCTGTGAAAAGTGGAACATTAGGCAGAACTTATGCAATCACAGAGTATGATAAAAAGGTTTTAGAATATCAGGATTACAGCAAAAAATTAGAGGCAGATTATGAGAAACAAACAAAATTACAGACAGAGGCACAGACATATTTGAAAGAAAAGGGATTTGGAGAGGGGATTTCATTTGTTCCCCCCAAACAGAATATTTTAAGCACAATTTGGAGTGGATTAAAGACAGGTTATTTATCCTCTTTATTTGGAACAGATTTTAGTTTATCTAAAAGCAAACAAAAAGAGATCACAGCATTGAGAGAGCAGAATGTCATAGAGGCAATCACTCCAAAATTCAATCTTATTGGAACTCCAACAGTATTGGATTTGACAAAATTCTCAACAATCCCATTGAAAACATCATGGGAGGCAGTTCAAACTCAAAGACAATTGGATTATGAGGGAAAACAAGCAGGAAAATTAATGGAGCAATTGAATGTTTATAGCAAAGGAGGAGCAGAAACAAATTTCAATCTTGAACTTAAACCTTACATTGAGGCAGAGGGATGGAAGATAATCAGGGAAAAAGGGGTTGAGATGACAGAAACAAAGGGATGGGATTTTGCAAAAGCAGACAAATATGGGAATATCCCTGAAACAACAACAATCAAGATCACAGATCCATCATTTGAAAGGAGAATGTCACAGAATTTATTGGAATTGGAGAGTGAATTTTCAAAGAGAAAGACACAAAAGGAGAATGTTTTTGCAAATTTAGTTCCACAAACTTTTCCTGAATTGATGTTGGAAACAAAGATTGTGTCATCAGAGATGCTCAAAACAAAAGGTCTTTTTGAGGGGATTAAATTGACTGCAACAGGGATTGGTTTGGGATACAAAGCATTGGGATTGCCAACAATTCAATTTTACAGGACAATTCAAATGGAGGAGGGAATTGCAAAAGTTCCAATGACTTTCAAGACAGTTAAAACAGCAGGAGCATTTGCATTGACAGGACTTTATGCCTATGGGAAATATCAGCAGTATCAATCATACAAGCAAACAAGTGCAATTGCAGGAAAAGAATTATTTTTATTGGAAACAACAGGAGAATTGGCAGGAATTGAATGGGCAACACATATCGGAGAAAGGACATTCAATAAAGCATTGAACAGGATAGAAAATTTTAATTTAAAAACAGTCAAACAGGCAGATCTTTCACAAAAGGGGTTTATGAGGGAGAATAAAGTGTTGGGAACACAGGAAAAAGTTTATATGGAAAGATACAAAGGTTTCAAACTCTCAAAGCCGAAATCATGGTTGCAGACATTACAGGGATATGAAAAAGGGGAATTTACAGGCAGAGTGTATAAACAGATCCCTGATGAAGTTCTTGCCTATTATAAATATCAAGGAGATGTTTTCATCTATGACAAGACAGGAACACAACTCAAAAAAATAATCAAGGCAGAGCCATTCCCTTATGATACAACAAAAACTCACATGGAATGGTTTATGAAAAAAAACATTCAAGAATATGGATTGCCAAGCAAATCTAAACTGCCAATTGATGTAAAAGGAAAAGCATTTGGATATTCTGCAACAGGGGAGGAATGGGTTGGAACTGAATTTAAGCCAAATGAAATAACTTACATGAAAGATGGAGTTCTCAAAACATTGCATCTTAAAGGGGCATTGCAGTATGTTTCAGGGAAAGGAGTTTCAGCAGGATTTTTGAGAGTATTTTCAAGAGGAGCATACGAAAGAGGAGTTGGAAAGACAGCAACAAAGCCGATCATCTATGCAGATTATTTTGATAAAGTTCAGATGAATAAAGCAATAAAAGAAATAAGAACTTTGGATGCATCAGGCAGAGAATTAAAAGCATATATTTATTCAAAAGACACAGGGGCAACAGGAACTTTGAATATTGGACAATTAAAAAGAGAAGTTGAGGGAACTGTTGAAATTGAAACAAGAATACCCATCAGAAAAGCATTTGCATTAAAATTAGAGGGATGGAAAATTCCAATTGAGGAGCAGATATTCACAAGCAAAGAGATGCTTTCCACATCAGAAATCAAAGGCATCATCAAAAATATGGGATCATTGAAAGAATTGAAAGGAGTTGCATATTCATCATTGCCATCAAGCACATCATCTTTGAACAAAGCAATATATTCTATAATTGGATCATCAAAGCCATCAAGTGCATATAAGAGTTCAATGTCAAAGATTTCATCAGTATCAAAAATGTCTGATATATCAAGGGTTTCATCAGCAGTTTCAAAGGCATCAGGAGTTTCAGAAGTTTCAGCATCAAGAGTTTCAAGGATTTCAGATATATTGAGGAGAAGTTCAGGGTTTAGCATGTCAAAGATAAGTTCTTATGTATCAATAACAAAATCTCCTCCTCCATCAAGAATATTCAGAACTCCAAGATTAGAGGGATTGTATGGAGAAGTCAAAAAAAGGAGAAAGTTCAGAATAACTCCTGAAAAAATGGGATTGTTCCCTGATTTCACAGCAAGGGCAATCGGTCTTGCTCCAAAGCAAGTTTCATTGAAACAGGCAATGAAGGAGATTGCAAAGTTGCAGACAGGATTTGAGATCAGGACAGGGGCAAGGATCAAAGGATACAAGCCAATTGATGAAAGAAATCTGATGAGGGGGATAATGGCATGAAAGGAAACAAGGTTTTTGGCAAGACAAATCTGATTGAAACAAACTTTTTGATGGATAAAATCATTTTGAAATTAGCAAAACAGAGGAAACAGATCATTTATGGGGCAAGATCCATTGAAAAACAGGCAGGATTGTTTGCAAGATCAACAAAAGATTATGACATCTTCGATAAAAATCCACAAAAATCAGCAAAAATCCTGCATAAAGTTCTTGATAAAAAAGCAGGGTTTGATTATTTTTATGTTGCTCCTGCAAAGCACAAAGGCACATGGAAAGTCAAAGGATCAGGGGATGATGGAAAGAAAGGCACAGAAGATGATGAAAGCATTGCAGATTATTCAGGATCATTCACAGGATTGCCTGATAATGTCAAAACTGTCACAAGAAATGGTGTGAGATACAGATTATTGAAATATGAACTGCAAAGAAAGATTGCAGTCACAAAAGATCCTGAATATGCTTTCAGAAAAAAGAAAGATCAGGATGATATCAATAGGATAAAAGCATTTATTAAGATAAAAAAACTCATAGGAGGAGAGGTTGGATAGTATGTATCCAAATAAAAAAAAGAGGATGGTAAAATACTTATTTAAGAAAGGACATAAAATCAATTTAGGCAGAAAAAGAAGTCAAGAAATCAAAGAAAAGATTAGTAATTCTATGAAAGGAAGAAAACCATCAAAATTATGTATTGAAAAATTAAAAGAAAGAAATTTGTTTAACAATCCTATGTCAAATCATGCAATAATTGAAAAAATGAGGCAAACAAAAATAAAACAATTCAGAAATGGAACATTTGTTCATCCAATGTTAAATAAAGGAAAAGGATGGATTGATTTTGATGGATATAAAAGAATATGTCATAATGGAAAATCAATTAAAGAACATCATTTTATTTGGTGTTCTCAAAAAGGAAATCTGCCTTATATTCCAAACGGATTTATAATTCATCATCTTGATTTTAATAAATTAAATAATAATCCAAATAATTTACTAATGTTAGATACTCAAACTCATAACAAATTACATTGGGAGGTTAGAAAATAATGTCTGTGCGACTTTCTCCTCGTGATATTGAAGATTTAAAGAAACAGGGTTACACAGAGGGAGAAATCCAACAGGCAATGAAAGAAGTTGAGAAAGAGGAGTTGGATGGATCTTATGGAAATGTTCAATCACAAAGAGGCAGAGATCCAAGACAAAATTCTCAAATCTCATCATTCTCAACAAAGGCAAATGAGGATATTATCAGATGGCAGTTGGAACTCAATGACATTCTTGAAAGGGCAGAGCATATTTTAAGGGGGGATATTCCAAAGTTTGAAGATGGGAATATTGTTTGGAAAGAAAATCCCCATCCTGAAAACAATCCATTGAATGATGTTGGAGTTCAGGAGATCATGAAAATTCTTGCAATGTATATCAACAGAAACACAATTCTTTCAGATTATTCCAATGAGGAGATAAATTTCAAGGTTTATGACTTTGGCAGGGCAGTCAATAATCTTATTTTCATGAGAGATTTTGAATTTGGGATGGATACACAGGAAAAAAGAAAGAATTATGAAATGTTGGTCACAGAACTCAAAGACATTGTTCATTCATCTTATAAAAGAGCATTGGATGGGGCAGAAAAGAGATCTTTGAGAGAGATGATAAATGTTTCACAGGCAACATCAACACAATTAGGTCAGGGAATGACAATGAATGCACAAGGGCAAGTTCAACATGAAAGAGGTCTTTTAAATCCAATGAGGTATGTCAAGGGAAAATATGTCTAAATTGAAAAAAACAAGCCACACAGGAACATCAGGATCAAAGATTATGATCCTCTCAATGATAATGCTCATGATTTTTATGGCATTTCCAATGGTTTCTGCTTATGGATTTGGAGGAGAAATAATTGCCAAATCTTATTTTGCCAATGCAAGTTATTCAACAGTTGTGAATAATAACACTTACAATTATGGAATAAATGGAACAGGATTTTATACCAATTTCACAACTGCATCAATTGGAGCATGTGCCAACGGAGGATACAATTATTCTCATTATTCTACATTGAATGGAATTTATACTTTTGTGAGTTCAACTAAAATCTGCAATGGATTGGATGGATCAGCAGGAGCAGATGGAGTTGCAGGAATAAATGGAACTGATGGGGCAAATGCCTTGAACACAACACAATTTTTCAATGAAAGTGCAACACATTGGCAGTTGAATAATAGTTGGTTGGATGTTTTTGTCAAGGCATACAATTACATGACATCATGGTTAATTCCTGACACTTCAAATGGATATTTGTATAATGACAGCACAAATATATTTTTCAATGACACAAAATTAAGTGAGGAGTATGCTCCAATAAATTATGGAGATGATTGGAACAAAACTTATGCAGACACTCTTTATTCTCCTGTTGGAAATGATTTGCATACTCTTAATTGGGCAAACATCACAAACAAAATTCTGAATAATGCCCTGACATTATCAGGAGAGAATATCACAGCAGGAACAATTGCATTTGCAAGATTGCCAACATTGACAGACACAATCACATTAAAATGGGAGAACATAACTACAAGGGCAACAAATTGTTCAGCAGGGCAGTATTTCAATTCAATTGAGAATATGGGATTTTGTTCAATACCATCAGGAATTAATAATGGGCATACTCATGCAATGGCAAATCTCACAGGAACAACATCCTATCAGGCACAAGCAGGGCAATTTTTGACAAATGTCACAATCACAAATGGCGTTATAACAGGAGTTAATTCAACAGCATCTGCTCCTACAACAAAATGGCTATATCAAACTACAACTAATTTAGCAACAACAAATATCACAGCATTCAATCAGACAATTTTCACAATGCCTGTTTCAGCAGTAACAAATTACACAATAGATTGCTATCTGTATGGAACATCAAGTGGAACAGGAGTTGGACTTCAATTGAATATAACATCCCCTGCATCTCCAACACAGTTTTTTGTGAATTGGTATGCTCCTGCAATTGTTCCTGCATCCTTTAACTGCAATGGAGTAGGAAATACCTGCTCACAATTATCCACAACAGGCATAGTTGCAGGTAACACTTTCAATATGAATGCAATGTTGCAGAATGTAAATGCAAATAATGTTACTTTAACAATGAAATCAGAAATTGCAGGAACTGTTACTTTGATAAGTGGAAGTTATTGCGTGTTGCAGGAGGTATGATGAAAACCATAAACAAACTTTTAATCTGCATGATTTTCTTGATGGCAGTTCTGCCAATGGTTTCAGCAGAAAGTTCAGCAGAAAGTTTAGGAGTTTTTAAGAACGGAGATTGTGTAAATCTTATTCAGATATGTTCAGATTGCACTTATGTCAATATCACATCAGTAATTTATCCAAATTCAACTGTTGCTTTGTCTGATACTGTAATGTCACAATCAGGCACTTATTTCTATCATTCTTTTTGCGATACAGATTTAAATGGGATTTATATTGTCACAGGCATTGGAGATCAGACAGGAGTTGTTGAAGTTTGGAATTATGACTTTACAATAACTCCAAATGGAGAGGATGCCTCAATTGGAAAGGCAGTATTTTATATTGGATTATTGACAGTTTTATTATTTTTCTTAGTATTGATTGTTCTCTCATTTGCAAATTTTGATAATCTTTTGAACAGAGTTGGAATGATTGGATTGGGCTATCTGCTTTTGATTTCAATCACATTCATTGGATGGAACATGGCAGGAGATTTCCTCACATCATCTCCATTCCTTGTTGAAATGTTGAGGATATTATTTTGGATATTGATAGTTGGATTATTCCCATTGGTCATTGGAGGATTTGCATGGTATTTAATCATGCTTTTCAAGATCAAAGAGATTGAAAGATTGATGGATAGAGGAATAGACAGAGATGAGGCAGAAAGGAGAGGAGGCAGGAAATATAAATAATGGCTAAATTAAATAGAGTTCCTTTACAAGTTTCTCCTGAATTTAAGAAGAAGTTAGATGAAATTCAAAAACAAATAATGCATTCGCAGGGAGAGAAAAAGAGTTTGAGGGAAATCACACAGGAAATTATCTCATCTCCAATATTCAATGAGATTGAGAAAAACCTGATCAAATCAGGAGATATCAAGATGGACATAAAAGTCAAAATGGATTTGAGGAAATTACTATGAAAGCAACTGAAAAAGAGAAACAGACAATGAGAGAATATTATCAAAGGAATAAAGATAAATTTAGTCAATATAATAAAAAAATATGGAAAAATAATAAAGAATTATTAAACAAAAAACATAAAGAATATTATCAAAATAATAAATTAGAAATTTTGGAGAAAGAAAAAGAAAAAAGAATGAACAATCCTGAAAAATATTATCAAAGAAATCATGAACAGTATATAAAACACAGAGATATAATCATAAAACATAAAAGAGAATATTGTAAAAAAAATAGGGATATTATTTCAGAGAAAGAAAGAATTGAAAGACAGAAATTCCCCCAAAAATTCTATGCAAGAGATATTGCAAGAAAAAGAATAAAAATTCCTGAAAATCAAATATGTATGACTTGCAATGAAAAACCTGCAACTCAAAGAGAACATAGGGATTATTCAAAACCTTTGAATGTTTCTTTTGTATGTGCTTTTTGTAATAAACAATTAGGAGGAGGGATAAATGCTAATTAAAGGAAAGAAAGGAGGAATGACAGATCTTTTCATATTTATGATCTTTGCAGTTGCAATCCTGTTTATTTGTGGGATTTTCATATTCATTGGAGGCAGGGCAACAACAGAAATCCATGATAAATTGGATGGAAAAGACAATATGGCAGGAGGTCAGAACATCACAAATATCATTGACAATACATTTGGTCATGTAAATCAGGCATATCAATCTCTCTATTGGATTTCAGTCATGCTTATAGTTGGAATGGTCATCAGCATATTCATTGGATCTTATTTGGTCACAACAAAGCCAATATTTTTCATTCCTTATGCATTCATTGTGATCATTGCAGTAATTGTTTCAACAGGAATATCAAATGCCTATGAGCAAGTCATTGCAAATCCAACAATGGCAGACACATTTGCAGGATTTGTCGGAGCAAATTTCATCATGTTGCAATTACCAATATGGATTGCAGTCATTGGAATTGTTGGAGGGATAATCATGTTTGTCAGGATGGGATCAAAGGAGAATGAACTTTATGGGGGAGGAACAGGATATGGATAAAACCTATAAATTGCATATAGGATTGCTCATTGCAGTTCTTTTGGCATTCCTAATCCTGCCATCAGTTTCAGCATTAGAATTAAATCCTTTTGCTGATGTCAAGAATGTTGAAAAGGCAATAACTCTTGATATGTCTAATTTCATAAAGGCAGATTTCAATTCACAATATGGAGTGATTAGATTGAGCAAGACATTCTTTTGGTTTGAAACAGACAAGATTGCAGAATATTCTTTGACAAAAAACACAGAGCAATGCCTGATTGATTGTGAGGCAGAGGGAAAGGCATCTCTTTATTATGATGGGCAATTATTTGAAGATACAATTTTCAAAACAACTTATGGACAGGAAATCAATGTAAAGGCACAATATTATTTGAAAGGATCAGAGGAATATGTTGAGGAAACTCCTGTTTATAAAGAAGTTTGCAAGGATGTTTTTGATCCAAAGAACAGCACAACAACAAAATCATGCACAAATGAATTGGTTGAAACTCTGAAAGAAACAAAGACAAGAGATGTTTGGAATGCCTATAATGGAGAGATCCTCAAAGCAGGAAATTATGAATGGAAATTGGAGGGAAAGAAACATCCTGCACAGACAGTTGATTTCATTCCAATAAAATCAGAGAAAGAATTTTCTGAATGGGCATGGTGGTCAGGATCATGGAGTTACAAGAAAGATATCACATTGAAAAATGTTGCAGGATCAATAACAAATCTCACAAAATATCTTGAAGTTTCTTATGATGCAAAGTTTCAAGCAGATTGGGATGATTTGAGATTTGTTGTTTCAGATACAACAGAATTGCCTTATGATTTTGATTGGAAAAATTCAACAAAAGCAGGAATTTGGATCAGAGTTGCATCTCTTTCAGCAGGAGATAACAACATTTCAATGTATTATGGCAATGCAGAAGCATCAGCAGGGAATAATTCAGCAACAACTTTTGCAGGGATCAGGAATGTTGTGCATTTCAATGGATTGACAAATTTGGGAACAAATGATGCATTTGCATCAACAGGAACTATCACATATAGAACAACAAATCTCATGAACTCATCAGGATCTGTTGATGCTGATGCAAGTGGTTGGGATAGCAATAGTGGAGATTTGCAATTACAGAATAAAAACTATGTTTCAACAGTATTTGCAACTCCTGATGGAACTGATCTACAAGCATTTTTAGGATGGACGTTAGGGGGATCTTATGGAGATGGATGTTATTTCTCAACTACTTATTGTGGAGCAGGATTGAGATTATGTTGTGGAGATAGTTCAAGTGGAGGTTGGTCAGGATGGCAATCTTGTGGAACAGTAATAGCAGGACAGACATACATGGCAACAATATCTCACAATGCAACAAAAACATATTGTTATTTGAATGGAGTTTTAGGACCAAGTTATGGAGGAAATGCAGATTATCAAAGACAAGTAAGGTTGGGATATAGAGAGGCATCAACAGGAGCACATAGATTGCATGGAAACATGACTGATTATCAATTTTATTATGACACAACTTATGGAAATGATGTTAATTATATCAAAGAACTTTATCAAAATAGCAACAGCAGTTCATTTATTTTAGGATCAGAACAAACAGGAAACTCTCTTGCAGTCGTATTGAACTCTCCTGCAACTGCCTACAATACAAGCAATCCATCAATAACTTTCAATTGTTCTGCAACAGATGAAACAGGAGTTTTGAATTTGACTTTGATAATAAACAATGCAGACAATTACACAATCACAGGAGGAGCAGGTCAGAATTTATCTCTGCAAGTTTCAAGAACTCTTGCACAAGGAAATGGAAATTGGACATGCAGAGCAAGTGATGGATCAGGATCAGGAGATCCACAAACAGCATCAATCAGAACATTCACAGTTGATAGTGTCAATCCAACAATCTATGGATTGAACAACATCACAAACATAACAACATTGTCAATGCCAATAAATTCAACTCATCTTTTTAATGTCACAGATGCTCATTTGGGATCTTGTGGATATTGGACATCAGATAATTCAACAAACACAACAATCACATGCAACTCCTCATTCAACATTCTTTGGAACATAGGAGGATCAAAGACAATTTATGCATGGGTTAATGACACATTTGGAAACATCAACTCAACAACAGGATCTTTCAATATCTATGATTTCAATGTCACACAGTCAGGAGAGGCAACAGCAGGAGAGGGATCAAGCCAAACATTCACTCTTTTGATCAATTCAACATCATTCCCAATAGGAGATGCAGATGCTGATTTTGTTTATGGAGGAGCAGGACTTGAATATACAACAAAGACAGCAATAGGATCAAATGTTTATTATTTCACAAAGACATTCACAATCCCAACAGGAACAGGAAACTCAACAGGAAAGGATGTTGCATGGTGGTGGAGTTATAACACAACACAACTTTCAATAAGAACAACAGATCCTCAAAATCAAACTGTCTATAATGTTTCAATCACAGATTGTGCAGTCACAGAAGGCAGAGTGATCCTGAATATGAGTTTGAAAGATGAGGAATTGAACTCTTTGGTCAATATCACAACTCCAAATACAGCAGTCATTGAGATTGATATGGATGTCACATCATTGTCAAATTCCTCACAGATTTGGTCATTCTCAAAGAAATGGGAGAGCAACAACACAGTTTCAGTTTGTGTTCCGAATGGATTGCTGAATGATACATCATACAGGATTGATTTCACAGTTGGATATGATGCAACAGGAAAAGTCAGGGAGTTCTATTATATGGACAATGGAACTTTGGACAATACAGTCAATTTCAATTCATACACAGACAACACAATTGATCTGATGGATCTTGCAAATGCAGACAGCACAACATTTCTTTTCTCATTCACAGGAGCAGATGGATTGGAGATTGATGATGCTCTTGTTCATACTTTCAAGAAATATATCGGAGAGGGATTGTTCAGAGAGATTGAAAGATCAAAACAGGACAACAATGGGCAGACACATGTTCATCTTGTTGAGGAGGATGTCATTTATTATTTCATGGTCACACAATATAGCAATATAATATTCACATCTGATCAATACAATGCCAAATGCCTTTCAACTCCATGTGAAATCACATTGTCTGCCTCTGCAACAGACACTGATTGGAGCATAATTGACAATGAGGGGGGAAAATATGCAGTAACTTCTGATAAAAGCACAAGAATTGTGACATTGGACTTTGATCTTGATGCAAGTTCATTGGTTAATATGAGTTTATACAAATACAATGGGGCAAATGCAACTTTCATAAATGGATCATCATTGACAGCAATGGCAGGATCAATTCCATTGCATGTTCCTATTGTTTATGGAAATGACACATTCTTTGCAGTCATCTACAATAATAACACTTTTGTCAAATCTGCATGGATAGATCTTACAGAAAGTGGAAAGGATTATTTTGGAACAACAGGGGCAATATTGAGTGGATTGGTTGTTCTGTCAATGATGCTCATGGCAGTTTCAGAGGGGGTTGGATTTATAATATTCACAGTTCTTGCATTGATAGTTGTCACAGCAATGAAATTGGTCAATCTCAATACATTGGCACTCATCTCAATAATCTGTGCAGGGGGAATAATCATGTGGAAATTAGTCAATAGGAGGAATAAGCCAAATTAATATGGCAGAAGATAACTTTAAAAATATTTTATTCGGATTGATCCTGTTTTCCTTATTTGGAATGCTGATCCTCACAGCAGTTGTGCAGGTTGGAAATGATTATGGGATGAATACAACAGAGATTGCAGGGGGATCAATGAGTTTGCAGAAATTCAATGCATCCATATCAAGTGTAGAAAGCAACGCACAGGCAATGAATGAGAGATTTTCAAAAGGAACAGTTTGGAGTGCATTGGCAGGAGTTGTTGTTGAGGGAATATTTGGGATTGCAATAGATATATTCAAGATGATGCTTTTGCCATTCGGTTTAGTTCAGGACATAATGATAGATGTCTTTGGAGTTCCTGCATTTGTGACAGATGTGATCATGGCATTGTTCATATTCAGCATAATGTTCGCAATTTGGCGTTTAATCAAAATTGGCGACTGATAAGTAATAACAAAATGGAACAAATAATACAACAAGAAAAAAGAAATGAATTAGGACAATTTGTAGTTGGAACTATACCAAGACATAAAGGAATTGGATTATCTCAAATAAAAGGAGAAAATCATTATGCATGGAAAGGTGGAAATAGATGCACAGCAAAAAGGATTGCAAAAGAATTTGAGATGGATTTTGAACATTGTCAAATTTGTAAAGAAAAAACAGATAAACCTGTAATTCATCATATCAATGGAGATTATTTTAACAATAAAAGAAATAATCTATGTATTATATGCCATTTTTGTCATAATGCAATCCATGATAATCCACATAGAAAATTAACAAGATTTAAAAAAGGACATAAAGTTTCAAAAGAAATAAGAAAAAAAATATCAATGGCAAACAAAGGAAAAATAGCATGGAATAAAGGGAGATTAAAATGACTTATGCATCTCCAAGTTCTATAAATGCAAGTAATGGGTTTATTGAAATTTTGAATTATACAAATTTGGTAACAAATAGTTGGATCTCCAATATGCTCTTGATTGCAATTTATATCATCATTCTGATTGGTTTCTACAAAGCAAAGGATGACTTTCAGGGAGCATTGGCAATTGCAGGATATGGAACTTTTGTTATTGCATTGTTCTTTTGGATAGGGGGATTTGTCAATGGATGGGCATTTGCAATTTCAGTTGCTTTGGCAGTAATGGGAACTCTTGTTCTGCTCATGGACAATAACTGATTTGGATAGCACATATCCACATCTATTTAAACAAAATTGTGTGTATTTCTTTATTAAAGATCTTGATGATATGAGAGATCTGAATAAAACTATTGAAAGGAGGTTTAATAATGATGAAACAAAGACAAGATAAAGGTGTTGCAGGATTAACAATTCTGCTTTCTCTGATAGTCATGCTTTTCGTCATTGGTCTGTTAGTAATGATCTTCTCTATAATGGGAGGCAAATTATTGACATCAACTGATGATGCAACAGCACAGCAAGTCATCAATGACACAAGCAGTTCAATCGCAAGTGTCACCGAATGGTTTGATATCTTTATCGTAATTGGGGCAATGGTTGTCTTGATACTTTTGACTGTTGTAATAATTACAGCAATAAGAAGTTCAGGCATGGTTGCTGATGGATCTGCATAAGATCTCAACAATTACTTTGAAGTAAAGAAAGGGGATGGGGAGGTGTAAATCTCCCTTTTCTTTCTCTTTAAAAAACTACAATGGGAAAAACATTTAAGCAGGACAAAGGAATAGCAGGACTTACTATCTTGCTCTCTCTCATAGTGATGTTATTTGTAATTGGTCTTTTAGTGATGATTTTCACTATAATGGGATCAAAGATGCAAGACAGCACTTATGACAGCACAACATTAATTTCAACAAACGAAACTTTGGCAAAGCCAACAACAGCAGGAATAACTCTTGCAGTTGGAGATGCTAAAAGAAATGGTGTTTGTGGAGCAGTAACTCAAATTCTCAATGGAACAACATTTGAAAATATTGCATTAGGCAATATCAGTCAAACAGGTTGTGTTGTAAAAAATGCAACAAGTTGGGCAGGATATACTGCAAATGTGTTATACACATACCCATATACTTATGATGCTGACAATTCAGCAACAGATGTGATGAATGATACAACAAGTTCAGTTGCAAGTGTGACTGAATGGTTTGATATCTTTATCGTAATTGGGGCAATGGTTGTCTTGATACTTTTGACTGTTGTAATAATTACAGCAATAAGAAGTTCAGGCATGGTTGCAGGAGGAGAACAGCAGGGAGCAAATCAGGTCGGAACTGCTTAAAGAACAATTATTTTTTATTTTTAGGAGGATAGAGTTGAAATCCTATCCTCACTTTTTCTTTTATTTTTCAGGCAATAGAAAGGTTTATATATACATTTGTATATCTGTTTGTATGCCTACAAAGGCAGGAATTAAAAAAAATGAAAAAACAAAAAAACAAACAGACAAACAAGAAAGGAACAGTCAGCAATGACATTATATACATCCTGATTGCAGGAGCAGTAATGATTGCTTTGATGACAGTTTTGATCTTATGGAAATTCTTATAAGGGAGGAAAAGAAAAATGGCAATAAAGAAAGAACAATGCAAAAGAAAGGAATTGAGAGATGTGAAAATCTGTGTCAGAGTGACTAAAAGCATGAGCAAATTCATGCATGATAATGAGATTTCTCCCTCTGTCTTGATGATAGAGGCATTGAAAGAAATGGGATATAAAGGATAAACAGACAAATCTCAATTACTGATATTTTAAGGTAATTAAGCCCTAAATCAGTTAAATTTAAATAATATATATTCTATGATATATTATTCATTATAGTGTGACACTTCGGTGTTAATAATGGATATTAAAGGGAGGATAAAATCTCCCATCTTTTTCTTTTCAAAAGATTTAAATAGTTGTTATACTATGGTTTAACATGGTAATAAGAACATGTGATATTTGTGGAAAGAAATTTGAAAGTGAGGGGCATCAAATGGGAGAATGGCTTAATTTATGTCATGGATGCAATATAAGAAAAGGTAATCAAGGAGATCTTTTATGGTCTAATAGAAAATTAAATAAATTATACAAAGAAATAAGGAGATTAATGAAATGATGTATTTTTTATTGACTTTATTTATTGGATCATCAATTTATACTGAAACAAAGAGGATGTTAAAAAAATGAAAAGCAAAACAATGATGAGGATTAATAGAACTCTCCTTGATGAAATCAAGAAATGCAAAATTGTAAGTGCAGAAAGTTATCAATCTGTAGTCAAGAGATTGATTGACAAAGAAAGGAGGTTGAAAAAATGAGCAAAGAATATGATGAAATAAGAGGGATTATGCAGAAAAGAAAAGAGCAAAGATTGATGGATCTTGATCATAAATTAAAAAATATTCTTAATAAAAAAGTTAAATTAAAGAGTGATGTTCTTGTTCAACATTCAAGATCTGTTCCTGCTCATGCAGGTTATTCAAAAGAACAGTTTGCATGGAGAGATACTTTGGGCAGATTAGAGGGAAAGAAAGGCAAAGTAACAAGAATTTTTGCAGGATCAAAGCATGTCAATGTTAAATTTGGAAAGGATCTGATTGGGATTGATTTGGATCAATTGGAGGAATATTAAAATGACAAAATTTGAAAAAGAAATAGCAAGAGATTTTTGGCATAGTAATTTTGAAAGTGGATTTATTGCTCATAAATATGGAGTTTCAGAGGCAGAAGTTCTTAATATCGCTGAAAGAACTCAAAATGTGAGGATCTGTCAAAATTGTGGAGGATCATTCAGGGTTAAGGTCAAAGGACAAATGAGATGTTCAGAATGCCAAAAAACAAGGAAATTAACAAATGAGATCAGGAGGATCACAGGTTTATAATGGCAAAAGGATATGGAGTTATTTGGGAAAAGGGATTGAAAAAGGCATTGATAAAATCAAGCAAGATGGACACTATTTTTGGAACTAAAAAAGAGGCACAAGATCTTGTTAAAGAAGTTTATAGAATAAATCCAAAATTAAAGGCACAATTGAAAGAAAAGAGATATGCAGGATTAAAATTGAAAATTAGGAGTTTCTAAAATGCCAATTGCTCCAATCAAAAGGATTAGAAGATGCAAGAGGATCAATGCAAGATTAAAGGATCAAAGGAGAAATCAACACAAAAAATGACAGAATATTGTGAATGCAAGGAAAGTGGAATTGATTTTAATGGATCTTGTAGAAAATGCAATAAAAAGATAAGATTTCTTGTTGATAGATCCAATGCATTGATCAAGATGGGAGAATTTAGAGAAAAGCATGGAAATAAAGCATTGGAAAGGGAATTAAGAAGAATTGGAGGATTTTAATGCCTGTTCAAAAATCATTAAAAGATGAGATCAGGAGAGCAGTCAATAAAGAATATAAAGATCTCTCTTTAAAGAGGAGAAAGCACATTCTGAATGCAATAATCTATCATAAATTAGGATTTGGGAGGAAAAAAAGAAAATAATGGCAATCAAAAGGATCAAGAGAGTTAAGAGGATCAATAGCAGAATAATCAAACAAATGAAAGAAAAAAGAGGAAATCAACATAAAAA